TTGCATCACTTCTAGCCTTACGATGCATACGGCTGATAAGGATAGCTACTGCATGTCCATGCCCTGTATGTCCAAGTGTGGGCCTCCCATGCCTATCTGTAGCCATACGAGGAGTGTCGTCATCTCCGGTGCGTTGTTTACATGCTAAGTGACTTTTTTCCATGTAATATCCTTGATCAGAAGGATCATCAGGACTTGCATCTTTCCAAGCTTTACGGCCTTGATAGTAAGCTTTTGGAACATATTTTTTTGTAGCTTTTCTTTCGGCTATACTACGTTGGGTTGCTTGTGTGCGCTTCTGGGCTGCTTGGGCTTTTGGATCACCCTTTGCTGCTCTACTTGCAATACCCATGTTTACTTGATCCCTTATGTTCCTAACCTTCGCTTGTGCTTCTGCGTCGTCCGGTCTAATAGTTACATTGGGGTCTTCTCCTGCTTTACCTCTTGCTCTTTGTTCCATAACACTGGGGGGCTTCATACGAGCCGATGCTTCACCAGCAGTTCTGGGTTTCGCTGATTCCACCCCACTTTTAAATTCCCTACCCACATTTTTCACTCCCTCAACAGCAGCCCCGACTGCCTTACCAGCACCACGGGCAATGTCTCCGATACCTTTTTCTACAAGATAATCATCTAATTGTTCAAGAGAATTCTTTTGCATCTCAAGTACCTCCTTACCCTTCATGTTTTGGTAATCATCTTCCGCTTCAAACCGCCCACCTTCGAATTTCCCAACCGCCTTTTTACCAGCATCCCTCTCATTCGCCTCACGAATCATCTTCCGTTTTGCTGCTTCAGCCTCTGGGGTCGGGCGATCTTCAGGGTCATCATATATAGATTTTTGTGTCCAGTTCAGGAAACTACCTACTGTATCTATCTCACCGTTGCTGTTCATAAGTATCTCCGTTTCAGAATGTTTATGTTCTTGAGATTTGATTAGGCAACTACCATCCACACAGGAGCTAGTTGGGCGATCTCCATCAGACTTCATCAACTCGAATTTAGCTCGCTGATTTACACCTTGTTCACATATGGTTACTTCAGCTAGTTCCATATCATTTACTTGCATGATTACTCCACCGTCTTTTTTAGACGGTTCAACACTTGTAGCACTACCAGCAATCGAATAAGATTTCATCTTACCAGTATTTATTTGTTCGAGTACCTTCTTTGAAATTTTGGTATCGTCTCTAAGCTCTGTGATAAAGAACAGGTGATCTCCTGTTACGCCCGACTTATACACCTTCCCTGTCTTTGAGATGTAGGCGGGTAACGCCCACCCTACCTGTACGTCAGAGTGTAATACCATGGCGTTACGTGTACGGAAATTCTCCATGAACCTATCAAAAGCTCGCTTCATAGCGGCTATGGTAATAAGGTGTCCTTCCCTATCCACGACTTCCACAGATGCAGGGCCACCTATAACTACAGGTTCTTTTTGATCTAATTCCTTGTCTATTACAGCAAGAGAATATTTCTCCTCATCGGGGTAAGCTCTAGAAAGCGTAAGAATTTCTGCTGGGGATGCGATTTCCGCCTTGAATAATCTGACGTACTCTTCTAATGCATCTGAAATATCTGATAGGTCAACCTCTGAAACTTCAGATTTTTCCAATACGAGGATTGTCTCGTATGGATTTGCCCCTGTCTCTATTTGCGCCATCAACCAGTCTTTATATGCTGGATTTATGGGAGATGCTGTAGTCATAGGTTATCCCTGATGGATACCCCAGATAACCCCGTGTGCAGCAGGAGTATTCTGGGCTGCTCTAACCGTAACCTTCTCCCTAAAGTCAATAGGCCAATTAGTTTCATATGATTGACCCCCTAGCACAGGTATACCGGTAGTGGATGAAGCATCACAATCTAGTCCTACATAAATAATATCTGCTGCGGTAGCCGATTCGTTTACTACCTTTATTCCTCGAATTACTGAAAGCCCTGCCCGTCGTCTAGAAGTAGACGCATTAGCAGTCCCAGTCCATTCGTAATTTAGTCCTTGCGCTCCATCTACATAATCTGGGATATTACTATCTCCGACACGTTGCTCTACATGTATTTTATCAACATAAAAATCTATGTTATGTTGGGTTTTGGAACGAATCATTATTTTATATGTGGCTGACCCCTGATCGGGGAGTCGATATTTCACATTCATCGCTTGGAAAGCTGTACTCAAACTAATTGACGTGCTTGCAACAAGGTCATCTCCGTCCGAATCTTGAATTACAAGTTCTGCGTCTCCACTAGCTGAAGCTCCCATAACCTCGCACGTAGACACCAAGTATGATGGGTTTGGGTTTGTCTGTCCTACAATAGAATCTGAAGTCCAGTACACCCCTTCCCCTGCGGCAGAGTTATCAGGGTTTACTAACAGTGAGTTAGACCCTGTGGATGCCTGAGCGGAGCTTTGCGATATCGCAGACCCAGAAGCTGTGTACATTGAAATGGTTGCACTTTCAATGGACGGGTTAGTGACAAGGTTTACCGATGGTATTCCTCTATCAACTGTCAGTATAGTAGTTACCGCATCATTAGCTACACTCGCATCCCGAAAGGGGTAATACTTAGTAAAAGCATGTGTACTAGTACGAGTACTGGGGTCTACTTCCCATCCTGCCCACTGATTATTATAAATTGCCATTCACGATCTCCTATCGGTTATTTGTCCAAGACACTAATGCTACCATACTGCCTAATACTACTACGGTATGAGTAATTAATAGTCCGACAGCTACTAGACCGGTTTTAGCTCCCATTATTCGGCTTCGCCAATCATGTAAGCCTTCGACATCTGTATTCAATTTTTCCATGCTAGTAACTAATCTTTTATTTAAAGATTCTTGAGTCTCTATATACCTATCTAAACGCTCTGTGTAGATCGCTAATTTGACAGCAGTGGACTCCTTTGCCATCGCTTATCGACCAAAGGCTAGAATACGAACTGTGACAGTACCGGCAGCAGTATTTCCTTCGTCGAGTACGGCTCCATCAGCACCTGCTTCATACAAGTCTAAGGTAGCGTTTGAATAATCGTACTGAGCTACTAAACCAATAGATTCAGGTTCAGCGATTACTATAAATATTTGTTCTAAGCCTAGATCAGCAGCAGTCATTGAACCAGCCGCATATGTACTGGTAAATGTAGCTGTCTTAAAGACATAACGACAGTCTCCGGGTACGCCCCCCATGTCACTAGCGGTACCAGTTTGGGCAATTGTAAAAGCCATTTATATTCCTCCAAAGTTACAAAGGGAGGGGGGCCGAAGCCCCCCAACCCCTAGATTAAGACCTAATTATGCGCTCAAGTCGCCAATCTTAGCGTGTACATCGAAACGATGTGCCCTAAGTTCACCCATGGTATATAGCAGACCACGAACTACCAACGCATTAGCTGCGAAGTAGTCACGGTTTTCAATATACTGAGTTGGTTGCGCTATCGCAATTTCAAGGTAGTCTGTGTCCAAGATGTAAATGTTGGAACCCAGAACCGCATCAGCCGTAGAAACTGACTTAGGTGTGTCAGCATCTGGCAGAATCGGGATACCCTGATAAGTAGCAAGAACAAGACCAGTTCGAGTACCGGGGAAGGTCTTTTCAGAACCTACACCAACTTGGTAGTCTTCCTGTCCTGTATATCGTTGCTGAGAGTTGAGCAAACGCTCAAGTTTGAAGTACTGGTCATGACCCATAACAATAAGTTTTGGCTCACCACCATTCTCACGAATCTTCTGGATACCTGTGTCCAGCAAGTTCAATGAGAGGTCTCGTGATACACCTGCATTCGTCTGAATACTGGCTGCTGCATTCCACTCACCTGCATCCCTATCTGAGATAGTTAGGTCGTAGGCTCGTGTCTCTGATGTGCCGCCACCGGTATCCTGTGCATCTTCTGAAACGATGTCGTCTAGGGAAGTGAAGCCCGCACGACTGTAGATGTAAGCTACATCACCGTCAGCAAAAGCAGTGCCAGAAGCAACAGTTACAGCACCAGAAGTGGTGTTGACTGCTGAAATCGCAGAACCGCTTGTCCTGTCCTGTCCAGTACCGGTATCACTCATGGATACAGCATCACCAATTTTGAAGTTGTTGGCTACAGATGCTGGGACTGTGAAGGAGGTTGTACTACCTGCGGAAACCAAATAGGCTCCAGCGGCAGTTAATTCTTGGTTCAACTCTTTGAGGTGATCCTTCTGTGCCGCTTCACTTTCAACGGCAAGAACGTCCCCAATACCACCTTCCAAACCAGCAGTAAATACTGACTTGACTGATGCACCGAAA